AGCACACCAGATTGCGGCAGATCAAAGCCATACATGTTGCGGAACTCTTCATTCACATCCGCAGCATAATTGCGCTGTTCTTCTTTCGGCATATTCGGAATGCCGCCACCAGCCGCAACAACCTCATCATACTTATCAGGTCCAGCGTTGTAGGCAGTCAGTGCGGCTGGGATGTCCCAGTTATACTTACTCATAAGTTCCTTGAGGTAGAGCGTGCCTACAACCTTGTTTACGTTCGGGTCCATCAGCAATCTGCGGCTGTCTTCCTCAGTGCGATTACCAACATCCTGTCCAAGCAAGCCAGCAACATCAAACACAGACGGGACGTTTACACGTAGGCTTTCCATTGTTTGCTCTGGATGCAACTGCATCAAGCCAACATAGCCTGTGTTAGATACGGCCTGCGGGTTGCCACTGCTTTCCTGCTGAACAAGAGCATCAAGCAGCCCTTGGAATGTAGCTACTTTGTCAGCCATCAGCGCAGATACCCAGGTGTGTTGTTGTAGAACATAGGCGCGACATTGCCGCCTGCCGAATATTCACGCGGGCCGCTTTCCATTACGCGGTTAGCAGGATTAGGCAGAATGCCCATCCGCATCATCTCAAGGCGAAGAGCAGTGATGTCATCAAGGCTAGACACCTGCACAGGCGAAACAGGTGCGCCCTGCATCGGCTGCATTGGCTGCTGGATCGTCTGCTCAAAGCGTGGTGCCTGGTAGTTAGCAACGCCAGCCATCGCGTCACGCATGGCCTGCTCGCTGCCTGCCAAGCGGTCTGCGTAACCCATCGGTCGAACGCCAGCCACGTTCAGCAGGCCGCCAATTGCACCGCCATATGGCCCGCCTTTGAAGGTATCACCAGAACGGCCCCAGCCGCCGCCGTTGAAGGCATCACGTGCAAAGCCACCAATGCCAGTGCGCATGTCAGGCTCGCCACGCTCACGGGAGCCAGCGGGCCGAGCAACTGCGTTTGCCGCAGCGGACAGAATGCCACCGCCCTCAAACTTCGCGCCTGACTGACCCTTGCCACCGCCGTCGAACATGTCCTTGATGCTGGTGTATTTTGCCATCTGCCTAGCCCATCAAAATAAGTGTTGACAGGACTATACAACAAAACTGCGGCTTATGGTAGCCTTCCGTGGTTCGGATGAAAACCATGCTCCAACTCTGCCAGCCTTCTGGCTTCAACAGCATCATCGAACTCATCATAGTATCCAATATGAATGTCTCTAATGCGTGAATGCCACTTTCCGTAATATCTATCCCAGCTAACGCCAACTGCACCGCTGGTGTTGTTTGAGCGCATTGAAATGTTTCTGCAATTATCTGTTCGGTCAACATCGCGCAAATTACATATGCGGTTGTCTGATCTTATTCCATTGATGTGGTCAACTTCATTTGGCCAATAACCATACACAATAGCCCAAATTACTCTGTGCGCCCTATATCCTCGGCTAAATATCCTACCCTGCTTGTATCCATTTCCGTCATTTGCAGTAAATGCTTCCTTTCCGCCCCAAGTTCTATTCCAGTGAAAACAAGTCATTTCGACAGGCTGCTTTCCCTCACTGAACATATCAACACTTCTATTTTTCCAAAACAGCTTACCTGTTTCTGGCTCGTAACGAAGCAATTGACGAAGTAGTTCTGGTGGTGGTAGGTCTTTAGTCATCGGCGCTTCCTTCCTTTGGCGCTGGTCGTGGGACGGGATGTTGGTAGCATCGCCGTCCCTTTAATTTAGTATATCAAGCTACCCCGCGCAAGTTCCTACGGATCGGGCCTGTCTTGCCTTCAAACATCTTGCCACGCTTGTCTCTGTAGATAGCAATCAAGCCAAACGCATCGGCTGCGTGCGATGCAAAGTCATGCTCTGGCCCAAGGCCGATGTTGCGCTTATCGTCGCGCTTTTCGTGATACCAACCAAGGGACTGCCGACCGCCTTCTGTTGTATCAGCATTAAAGCGGCAATGCGGGAACATCTGCCGTGCAGCCTCAATACGCATCATTGCTGCGCCTTTGCCTTGGTTTGGCACTGTCTCAGTTCTGAACCCAGCCTGCTGCAAGTAACCTTCAGGCGTTACCTTGAAGATCGTGTCATGCTTTACGCCATCGTGCGGTAGGACGCATGTCGCATCGTCGTATTTATTGGAGCGCAGCCAGTTTACGTGCGCAGCAAACTCTTGACCAACAGCTTCGTAGTAATCAAGAACACGGACCTCTGAACTGATTAGCTGCACGATCCAGATCGATGTGGCGTCAGCCTTGCCAGACGAAGAGCCAATGTCCCATACAGCGTAAACCTGCTGAAGCGGGTCACGCGCAAAGAAACCAATGCGGCCTTCAGTCTGCGCATCTGTCAGATGCCTTGCGTAATATGCGCCTTCAAAGACAGTCGCGTAGTCACCATCCCAAACGTGACCATAACGCTCTGGCCTGTTGTTGAGGTCATCCAGACGCTCTTGCTCAAGAACCTTTGGAAACCAAGGATTGTCTGACCAGTTCGCCCGCACAACGGCTGCGTCTGTCGGCTTGTTCGCGCCGCGCAGCAGCATATCAACTGCATCAGTTGCTAACTCTGGGTTCCAACTGAACCACAGTTCTGACGCAAGGCCGCGGCCCTGATCCTCCCAGCGGATTGTCGGGCGTAGCAGACCGAGAGAGCGAGACGACAGGGAATGCGCTTCCTCAACCCATGCTCGGTGAAAGCCTTCCATAGACTTCACACTGTCCGCAGTGTGGTCCTGCATACCTGTGAACGTCATGATGCCATCACCAGGCAGGGCGATAACATCTTTGTAGACTTTGAAGCCTTGAGCCTCACCCAAACCAAAGTCAGTTAGCTTGTCTTCAACAAGACGTTTAGCCGACTGAGCAAGAGACTTCTGCACCTCACGAATAGCTGCAACACGCAAGCCCTCACCAGCCTCACCAGGCCAGCGCAGAGCGTCCTCAACGGACAATCCCGCGAAGAAGTGTGACTTGCCTGAACCACGGCCACCCCACGCGCCTTTGTAGCGTGCAGGGCTAAGAAGCGGCAGAAAGACGCCAGCCGTAGGTATCTGAAGATTAATCGCCATCTTTGCTTGGATAGACGATGACGCGCTCGATTGCTTGCGGAGACATCGAACCGTCAGAAGATTTTGCGTCTACTTCCTGCTTGTCCGTGTAGCCATGCTTGTGCATGACCAGCTTGGTGATTGGGCCAGAGAATGCGCCTGAAAGACCGCCAGAAAGTAGTCTTCGTTCTTGGAATGACATCAAGTCTTTGTATATGTCGGAAAACTCTTCCTTATCGTCGTCATTTGCCCACGCATGAAGCGTGTCACGAGAAATACGAAGTTCGCAGGCAAGACCAGCAACGGACGGGATAAGATCGCCACACTGCTCCCATCCGCCGTAGACATATTCACGGCATTTTTCGAGCAGTTCTGGTGTGTATTTCGTAGGTCGTCCGCCAGCCATATCATCTCTCCATTTCAGCGGCAGTATAACATCAATGCAGCACCGCGTCATTAGACTGCTTAAAGTCTATGAGCGCACTGACGACAAACATGATTGAACATAGTATGTCGTCAACGTCTTCATCTTCATCCAGCATGTCATCAACAATCGCTGCGAATATCTCTGACAGTTCCTCTGCCCGTTCTTGGTCCGCTTCTGTCAGATCATAGTCAGCCATTGCTTATCCTATCCTCGGCAATGTTGAAATAGTCTCGATCCAACTCAATGCCGATGAAAGAGCGGTTGAGGTTTTTAGCAGCAACGCCAGTTGTGCCGCTACCCATTGTGAAGTCTAGCACAGTCTCACCCTCGTTGGTGTAGGTCTTGATGAGGTATTCCATCAGGGCGACAGGCTTTTGGGTTGGGTGGAGACCTCTCCCCTTTTCCCTATTGTTGAAATACTGAACAGACGATGGGTTCCTCATTTCCTTGTCATAAGTCTCAGGGGTGAAGCCTTTGAACTTCAAAGAACCAGTTGTTTCACCTGTCGTGGAACCATTATTACCGTAGTTCAAACGCGCAGAGCCTGAGCCTTTTCTTGGTTGCTTTATTGGATAGTAATTGTGCTTGCCGTCCGAAAAAACCAAAACATTCTCGTGCTCTTTCATTGGCTGATACTTCAAGGCAGCAAAATTAGAACCAACAGCCTTTTCCCAAATCCACTCATACTTAAACATCTTCACATTTGACATTACCAGCGCGCTCGTAAACGGCTGCGATGCAGTCATAACAATCGCGCCGCTCTTTTTTGTCACGCGCTTTAGCTGCGCCCACATAGGTTCAAACGGAATAACGCTATCCCACTTACAGGCAGTCGTGCCGTATGGCGGATCAGTCAGCACCATATCAACAGACCCGTCAGGTATGTCTTTCATCAGCTCTAGGCAGTCACCGTGCATGAGGCTGATCATGGTTAGACCTTCTCACTCTCATTTGTCCACATGATGACAGGATCAGCATACGGACCTTCAATCAGGATGACCTTTGCCAGCGCCTGATCATGGAATGCACAGTGAGCCTCGAAGTCAGTGACGCCAGCTTCCTCTGCCGTGACAGGATAGTCAAACTGGGCGAAGGCATCTACCACCTTATCCGTGTCCACCTCGCTGATGTTCTCGCGGGTGATCAGCGGAGACATCCAAGGCGTCCGATTTTTCATGGTGCCGTCAAAGCTGTTGTTCTCAATCAGAGCAGCCATGACAACCTCATTAGGACGCAGGTTGACATGCTTAACAGTGGCGGCTGGAATGTAGACTTGTTCACCGTTAGCGGCTCGCACAGCGAATGCAGAGCGGCGCTGGTCAACGATGTTGGTGATGATGATTTTCTCGAACTGCATATCTGTCTCCTAAAATGGAATATCGTCTTCGTAGCTTTTAGTTTTTACCTTGGTCAATTCTGCACCAGGGAAATGCTCTTTGGCAAGTTCCAATGCTTTGTGCGCAACTGAGTTGCGATACATCTCCAGCGCATGAACCATTTCACGTTCTGTGATCAGCGTCAGGTTAGGATGCCGATCCTGCACGGTCTGCCACGCCCTAGCATCGCGCATAAGGCCAAACGTCTTACCGTCTGCCTCGATATGCCAGACTTCATCGGATGCGGGCTGTGCGCCTCTCTCTGTGGCTTCACGGTCCATTGCTTGCAGACCGCGAATACAGACGGCAGACCATTGCTTTACGCCGTCAACATTCAGCTTATCAATTTCCTCATTCAGCCGAGCCTGTGCCATTCCGAACTTTGCCGCTGTTTCTGGTGTTACCAGTTCTGGCAAAAAGTCCACTCCCCACTTTCGGTCCATCTCCACCACCACTCGACTTAGTGGGCCGAGAGAAAAGTCTATGATGATTTCTTCCTGACTTTGGTTTGAGTTCAGTAGCCGATCTGACTTCTTCTGCCGTTGATATTTCTTCTTAGCCATCTTCATCTCCGGAATGCTGTGGTTACAGGTTACAGCTTTTTTCTATCCCCATACTATAGCCACCTTCGCGCCTCTTTACTCTCTTACTACTCTTTATTCTTCTATTTATTATTTTTCTGTAACTTGTAACCTAAAAAGAAATAAGTATAAGAAAATAAAGAGAAAAACAGGGTTACAAGCAGGTTACAAAGTAGGGTTACAGTTACAAGCTGTTCAACCATTTATAGATAAGCACAACAAAATTAAACTTTACCGATAACAAAACCCATCACATTTTTGTAATGGGTTTCATTTTGGGTTACTATTCGTAACCTCGTTAAACGCTGTCAAAATCGTCTATTGGGAGCGTCACATCCAGCATCGAACGAATGTCAGCCCGTGCCGCATCTGTGTCTCGCGCGAGTTCTGAAACATTCTCATGCAGGTAAATCCTGCGAGCCTTGCCGTGCCATTTGAAGACTTTATCCAGCTTTGAGTAGCCAAGCATTTCCATGACCTTTGACATCCTGTTGGTCTTAAGCGTCAGACCTGCACGCCGTGCCAATTCGGTGAGGTCGCTTGTGCTGACCACCATCTTAGTGACACCATATCCGCCCAACTCGATGAGTTCTTCAATCATGACTTCATCATCGGATCGTGACGATGCAATCATGGCTTTCTTGGCCTCTGTCATTGCAGGTGCGTCTGTTCGGTCAAAGTCTGACAGGTCTATGCTCATCAACCACCCTCTGATTTCAGAACCATTATTGTTGATGGCATCATTGAGCCTTGCCCAGTAATCTTTTCCAGTTTCAGCCACCATCTGTGAGCGGTCTTTAAACTTGGTGAAAAACACGCCCCAGCGTCTGTCGTCTGCGTCTAGCACGAGTGCATCCTCATGGTTTGTGAGTGCCATATAGTTAGTTGTGTTTGGGATGTTGCGTCCGTCTTGTCCCTTGCGAACCACTTCGATGATTTCGTTTGTGATGAGTGGTTTCAGCTTATTCATGGCATCATGACGGTTGTGGCCTTTGACCCTAATTTCTTCCAAAACGCCAACGCATGACCCTTCTGCCCATCCGTTAAAGTCAGACTGTAGGCTTTCAGGTCCAATCTGTCTGACGTTGCTATGTCCCATTGCTGCGCCAAGCATACGTGCCAGCGTTGACTTACCATCACCTTGGATGCCTTTGATGATTGGTGCCCACAGCAGCTTTTGCCCTGGGTTTTGCACGTTGAATGCCATCCACTGAAGCACAGCGTTATAATCATTTGGCAGGATCATCTTTAGGTGTGCGTCACAAACTTTCCATGCGCTTCCATCGCGCCAGTTTGGGTCTACCTTTGGAACCCAAGTTGGGATGTATGAGTTGACGTATTGCACGCCATCTCGCTCGAAGAACATAGACCCAACTGACAATGCAGACGGCATGTAGAGCGTGTCATATGCTGTGCGACCGTCAATGAAGTGCATGACATAGCGCGAGGCTGATGGGCGCGTGATCTTGTCGCCATCTTGCACCTCTGGCACGTCTCGACCGTAGGCTAGATTGAATGCCTGCGTTTTGCATTCTTCACCTGTAAAGATGTTATAGAATGATCCGCGGCGCGTTAGAAAAGCCCAATCTGCAAAACCACCTTCCTGCTTAAAGTCTTCGTGTTTAACCTCCACAACTTCTTTTTCCCGAGCAGTCGGTTCTTCTGGGATGTAGTCAAAGTCGGATAGGTCATCACGCAACACGAGTTCACGTTGCATCTTGTAAGTTGTGCCATTCCCAATATCGTGGACAAACGGTAATCCATTGTCCCCGATCTTGATAAACGCTGCCTCCGATTGGCTAAACCTGAAAGGACTTTCGCATCGCTTCTTATCACCTGGCTGCATTTCATCAGCCCAATCTTTGAGCCTGCGCACGCTGCCTTTAATTTCAATTGGAGTGTCATCTGTCAGTTCACCAGTTACAATCGTTGATACGTTGCCACTCTCGACGCTAACACGCTTAGAGAGGCCCGTTTTGGTCCGGAGCAGCTCAAGGTCACGCTGGGTTGGCACCTCGGCCCAAGAAATGTCTAATGCGCCTCCAGCGGGGTTGTGGATGGCTATACCAGCGTCTGCCACTGCGTATCCATCAATCAACACTTCAGGCTTTGCGCAGAACACAAGGCGGCCAGTGTCTAGGACTGCAAGGTCAAACACGCTGCGGTCCTGACCGCCGATGACTTCGCCTGTCAGCTTGCTTTTGATTGGGAAACGGAATGATGCGCCATGCAGAACCATCTGCGTATCAATGTGTGCTTTGAGTGTGCTGATCTTATCTGGATCGCTAACTCTAATCCAAGCGTGTGTTGCATTTGTGTCTGGTTCGCCATCCTCGACCTTATAGACCCGTGCTGACGATCCGCGGAGTTCAATGCGCTCACAGGCAGAGATACCTGGCACAAATGGCTCCCACAGCGTCAGGCGTTCTGCAATTGTCATGGCGGCCCATTCATCTGGAATGCCTTCTGGATTGTCTGCGTCGAGCAACATCCATTCTGAATAATCAATGCCACGCTTTAGACGTGCGCTAATGAGTTCGCCATTGTGTTCAACAACTCCGCCTTGGACTTTACCGAGTTCAGAACCTAGCACTTCTGCCAGCTTCTTTTCAGTGTAGATGCCGAATGGCTTACCCAGTTCAGAGTTGTGCCAGATGCCAGCGCAGAGAGCCAAGTCTGTGCGTTCTGTGACGCGCGTTAGGATGCGCACCATGTCATCAGCAGTCTCGGCCTTTACGGTTGCGCCCTTCCCATCAAAGATATTTGCAATGGCTGTCTTTTTGATTGCTCCGTTTTCCATTGAGTATGTCTTGCATACTTTTTCTGGTCTGACGGATTGTATGATTGTGATTTTGCTCATGACCGAACCTCTGGCGCTTTGATCTGAAATACTGCCTTGCTGCGGTTTTGTGTCCGCATTCCCCACTTATGCCAATTTACCTTCTCCACCCACTTTGCATCCCATACGTTCCAATATCGTTCGTATATCGCTCTGTGTGGCTCAAGATAAAAACGAAGATTTGTTAATCCATCAAATGGCGCATTTTCAACTGTCATTGCACCCACGTTGCCGCGGCACATAAATGACAGATAGCTGTGCAGGTCCAAATCATATTTACGTCCATAATCATAGAGCGGTCCGAGAAAGAACGGAATGTTCTTGTGATGCGCGTAATAGCTGGCTTGTGCCGCGGCCTTTGAGATGATGCCAGGTCCGTGGAACCAAGACTTCACCTCAACTGGCAAAATAAGCCTTTTATCGTCTATCCACTTTTTTGCGACAATATCAACGCGACCGTGAGGCGTGATTTCGACTTGTCGGAACACGGTGAAACCATGTTCAATTAGGACTTTTTCCGCAAAATCTTCAGCCTGTTCTTCAGTGTCAAAGCGTTTTGCGTTGTTTGTTGTGTCAAAGCCTGTATATTGATCCACGATGAACCTCCAAAATCTTCATCACCCTTCCTTGTCGTGACCCCCAGCAAGTTACTCCCCTTGCTGGGGGTTTTCTTATTAAAACGGGATTTCGTCGTAATCCAGAGAGTTTGACGCAGGTTGCGTTGCTGGTGCAGTTGCGTTGAACGGATCGTCAGCAGGTGCAGGCGATGACATTACGGTGTCAAAGTCATCATGGCCTGCGGTTGCTGCGCTACCTCCAGACATGGTTGTCTCAACTTCATCAAAGTCATCTAGACCACCGTTGCCGTATTCTGCGTGTGTCACTTGAACGGTATCAATGAGCAGACTGATGCCACCAACGCCTTGCGGGTCTGTCACTGGATATGCCGTGACTTTGATAGAGCCGCGCGATCCAGACCAGATCGCGGTATCTTGCAGAGGTTGCTTGCGACCGTCGATCACGCGCGGAGGTTCGTTGACCTTGCCATCTGAATTGCTGCCATTGCGCTTGGCTTTGAACTCAACTGTGCCATCATCCAGCTTTTTCATGCCGAACACTTTTTCAAATGTTGGGCTGCTTTTACGGCTTTCGTAGTGTGCCTTTAGATCGGCATACAGCTTGCGTGCATCATCCTCTGGCATGACCCATGCGATAGAGTAAGAGGCGTTTCCTGCTGTTGGTGCGCAAGGTTCGCTGCGCTTTTCCGCTGTGTTGTAGCGGTATGTTTGGTTGAGACGTGGGTATTTAAACGTCACATTGCGAACCATTACGGATTTGAAGTCTTCACGAGCCATTTTGTATCTCCTTTTGGCTTTTATTGAAACTGATCTGCGTCATGCAGCCAGCTTGGTAGATCAATCACGTTGATCTCAGGCCAGCCAGTGACGTATCGGCCACTTTGCTGGGCATTGGCGATCTTTGCAAGGGTTTCGTGCATTTGCTTTTCAGCCCATTCCAAATATTCGTCAGAAACAACATGCACACTGACTTCATATGGCGTTGTCTTTTCGACGGCTGCAAACACAAAATTGTTTACTGGTTTGCCGCAGAGCCGAAGGACGTGCATATAAAATGCAGCTTGGATTGCATAGTTGTATTTGTGGAAGTCACGAGAGAAAGACCGCGGGTTGGCGTCCTGACATGTTTTGATGTCGTAGATAACTCCATTTTCTTCCCAATAGCTATCTGGTCGTGTTTTTAGGTTAAGACCTGTCTGGGAGTCAGTCGCAAAGAAGCTGCACTCGTTGATAGTCGTAGCGCCTGCCATGCGTTGCCCAATTGGGTGCATCAGCAAACTGTCTGCCATGTCCCTAGCAAGGTCGTAGTCTGATGTTGTCAGCAGCAATTGATCTTTTGCTGCACACTCTGCATATGCCTCCTTCCACTTGTTGCCGCGGCGATCTTCTGGACCGCGAATGACGATTTCCTTGTCGCTTTCCAAAACCATTGCATGAACTGCTGTTCCAGTGTCAAAGGCTGGTGTGCTTTTGTATGTCTTGGCCTTCCAATGAGCCAAAGATTTGCTATAGACGGTCTTTACGTCTGTCGATGAAATAGCATCATGATTATGGTAATCATCATTGCTAATGTTTGGATCAATGCTAGCCATTCATCATCTCCCTTGTGACGTAGCAGAAGGCTTCAAAGTCCATCTCTACTACATGGTCAGTTTTGTGCTGCATCAGCGCATCCAGCGGAATAACGCAGCGGATCGGCTTGCGGTCGTATTTGTAGATCAGGCACGGCAGCTTGCTTTCACGCGCTGCGGCTTTGACAACCTGGTTCCACCATACTGGCTGACCGCCGATAGGACCGTCAGCGTAACGCTTTAGTTCTAGGACAAACGGAAACGCATCATCATCGGGGATGAGGTCGCCGTGATCGCCTGCACGGTATTGCTCGAGGTCACGCTTGAAGCCGATGCCTAGTTCATCGAACAGCATCTTGGCAATCTCGCGCTCAAACGATGCGCCTTTGTTGCGACCGTTTACCATTAGTCTGCTTTCGGCTGATCAGCGATGATGCCCATCTCTTCAGCCTTTTCTAGTGCAGCCCAGCGCATGAACGTGCTGACAGGGACGCCTTTGCGCTTTGCAGCAATCTCGATTGCAGCCATTTGATCTTCTGTAGACTTAACGTGTGTAGATTTCATCGTGTGTCCTTTCGTTCTGTGATTTGTAACTTATGTGTCAAAAAAATGTATGTCAACTGTAAAAAACATGTTGACCAACACAAAATTATGCGGTTATCTGAGTGCATAGCAGATGAGGTGATGA